GCGGCACAGCCTCCGCCGCTGTAGTGGAGTATGTGCGGGCTCTTCGCGAGTTGGCGCTCGAGAGTGTACACGGTAACCGCGCCAACGCGGACCGGCTTACTGCCGCGCAGTCCGGCCGGGCGCTTGAGCTGATGAATCAGGGCTTGATCTGGCTCGCGGATAATCTCCGAATCAGTTACGGCGAGGGTGGGTTGCTCGATTTGGCGCGTCTAGTGATGCGCGCCTCATGCGTATATCAGCTTCGCGTCATGGGTCAGGAGCCCTCGCCGCTTGATCCCGGTCTAAAGCTCAGTCTCAAGTGGCCACGTTGGTATCCGCTCAGTGCCGATGATCGGCAGCGAGATGCGCAGACCTTGGCGACGCTAGCAGCCGCAGGCCAGATCTCGCGCGAGACTGCAGTTAAATCCATCGCCGACACGTACGATATCGAAGATGTGCCGGCCGAGCTCGCTAGAATCTCCGCCGAATGCAAGTCAAGCAGGAAAACCTGATGCCCGAGAACGAAACACCTTCCGCCGAGGAGGTGTTCGCCGAACTACGCAGCCGTGCCGAGGCTCTGGAACGGCAGCTCGAGGCAGTTCGGCAGGAGACTGAGTCGAGGCTGATTCGATCCGAGATGAAAGCAGAAGCTATCCGAGCGGGAATGATCGACCTTGACGGCCTCAAGCTGCTCGATCTGTCCGGAATGAAGCTCAATGACCGCGGTGAGGTCGATTGCGCAGCCGCGCTGATGGACCGTCTCAAGCGAGAAAAACCCTGGCTCTTTGGCGGCAATTCGTCATCGAGCACGTCCAGTCTGCCACCCCCCAAGCCTCCACGCCAGAAGACGGCAATGGAAATGACAGAGGCCGAATATCGTGCAGCCCGCGCGGAATTGTTAAAGCGCCGATTCTGAGAAGGAACTACTGAATGGGAATCCAAAACTTCCCCGCCGCCCTGCAGCCGATCATCCAGCAGGGCTTCCTCGATCGCGAATTTCAGCAAGCCCTGCGCTCTCGGCTTGGCTACCGAGCGGTTGCGGACCGTGAGGACATCGCGGTTGGGATTGGCGAAACGCTCACGAAGACCCGCGCTGGGCTCAAACCGAGTGTCACGATCCCCGTGCCTCCCGCGACAAATACGAACCTCGACAATGGCCTGACACCCACAAACTGGGGTGTTGAGCAATATACGCTAACAATCAATCACTATGCCGCAACAACCGACCTCAACATGGTCACGAGCCGGGTCGGAATCGCTTCACAGTTCCTTCAGAACGCCTATGTGAATGGCGAGCAGGCAGCCCGAAGCCTTGATGAACTGGCACGGAATGCGCTGTTTGCCGCCTACTTTGGCGGGAATACGCGCGTTCGCACAACGCTCGCTAGTACCGGGCCATCTGTCAGCGTTGATGACGTCCGCGGCTTCCAGAATGCCTTTGTCAATGGTGTCCAGCTTCCCGTCAGTCCCACAAACACCCTGGCGGTTACGGTCGGGGCCGATCAGTACAGCCTTATTGGTGTGGCAGTGGACGCAAGCAATGCCAGCAGCGCTCCAGGCGGCATATCTGGCGTACTGACCTTCAGCAACAACGTTGCAGTCAGTGACGCGACTGCCGGCAATGCCGTCTTAGCAGCCAACGGCTCTGCCATCGTTCGCCCTTCGGCCCGAAGCAACACGAGTGCTCTCGTCGCAGGTGACACGCTCACGATGTCCTGCCTGCTAGATGCAGTCTCAAGATTGCGTATGAATGCAGTCCCGGAGATTGATGGTGCCTATAACTGCTATCTTGATCCTGTGTCCGCCCGGCAGCTTTTTGCTGACCCGGATTTTCGCCAGCTGTTTCAGGGAGCCACGTCGGCAAACCAGGTTTTCCGCCAGGGCATGGTCAACGATTTTCTCGGACTGCGCTTCGTGTCCACGACTGAGGCCTACGTACAGCAGCATCCAAATATCTCGAGTCTGATGATTCGCCGGCCCATCATTTGCGGTAGGGGTGCGCTGATCGAAGGCGATTTCGCAGGAATGGCGGCTGACGATGTGGCGCCGGCGGACTCCATTGTGACATTGGTCGATGGCGTGGCAATGGTAACTCGTGAGCCGATCGATCGCCTGCAGCAAATCATCGCCCAGTCCTGGTACTGGATTGGCGGGTTCTGCGCCCCATCCGACACGACCACGAATCCGGGGACCGTTGGGACAGCTACCAACGCGACCTACAAGCGGGCGGTAATGGTCGAGCACGTCGGTTAGCGAAAGAAGGTAGAGGCGCATGCCCGCCGGATCCTCTCAACCGTTCCGAGCAGCCGGAACGGTCTCGTTATCGGCAACCACCACCCCGGCGAGCATTGCGCTCGCCGGCGGTGGGGACAGCGTGCTGATTACGAACGCCGCCTCCTCTATCGCCTTTGTCCGCTTCGGAGCAGATGCTACCGTGAGTGCGAACACGGGTGACATGCCCGTTTTGCCCGGTTCCCAGATTTTGATCGGGGTGAACTCATTGATTCAGAACGCCGCGGCGGTGCTGGCCAGCGGCACGGGGAGCGTTTACTTCACCCGTGGCGATGGATCCAACGTCTGATGGCTTTTTCGGATGCCGAAAAGACCGCAGTTCGTCGCTTTTGTGGCTACCCAGCGTATGGCGCGGGAGCCGCGGGGTTTGAGGGCTGGCGATTCTACCAAGCCTATGGAGTGCTGGAGTACCGGCTCTGCAACCTGTCCCCTGCAGAAGAAGCGGTTGTGCGGCGCTATCTCGGCACTCTGGCCTCACTGGAGGTCGCTATTCCGAATGCCGCCGCCAATCTTGATACGGACCAAGCCGCCGTGTGGTCACGTAATGCTAATGAAATTCGCGACCGCACTCGGCTATTTGATGACTGGCGCCGAAGGCTGTGCAGTTTTCTCGGCGTCCCTCCGGGAGCAGGGCTGAGGGATACCGGACTTACCCTGGTCGTCTAAAGCATGGATAAGCTGCAGGACCGAATCAGCCGCGGCCTTGGCGCCGCGGCACGAGTGATGGGAGCGCGAACGGATGCTTACCGTGCATCCGGTGTCGATGATCCTCTCGCACCGCCAAACCGCTTTTTGCGCTTAAACGCTACTTTCAGCGCCGCTGACGCGAAGTTTGCGCGTCCGAGTGGGTACGGAACAGCCTTATGGCAGGGCATCTTTGATTCTGCTTATACGCGCGCTGGTGATTACCTAGTTCAGGAGACCGGCACCTGGTTTATTGCTTCACAAGAGCGACTACTGCCCATCCTTTGCGTTCGGGTCAATCGGGTGGTTTCGCTCGCCCGTGCCGCAGCTCCCCCCTCTAACGGAGTGAATGCGTATGGCGGAGTTACGCTTGCCACCGCCACTCCGCTATTGACGAACTGGCCGGCCAGCGTTCTTGGGGTCGGCGGGAGCGGCCGCTCGGCAGCCGGGTTGCCCAGCGACAGCGTCGTCCCTTTCTGGACCGTTTTGCTACCAGCTTTTCCGGGTGTGCTGCTTCGTCCAGCAGATATACTGACGGACGACATCGGGCGTACTGCGTCCGTCTCTGCCGCCGAGCTCACGGATCTCGGCTGGCGCCTTACTGTCAAGCAGGCGACTACCTGAATGGCCGATCAGTCGGATGTCGAGACAGCATTGGCTTCTTTGATCTCGACCGCGCTCTATCCAAATGGCGTCGATGCAACGAGCGTGCCTGGCTCCCCATGCCGAATTTATCGCGGTTGGCCTAATCCTGCAGCGCTTGACGCAGATCTGGCTGCGGGCCGAATCAACGTCACTGTGTTCCCAGCAGATTCCGGCACCCGGAATACTACACGGTACCCGCTCGAGTGGAACATAGTAACCTCGAATGCACCTAAGCTCACCGTCAGTGTGTCTGGTCTATCCGCGACTTTCGGGGGCAGCGCGGATGCGGGACAGCTCGCCGGGCTGTTGGTGGACGGGCGTACTTACGTCTATCGCACACAGCCGGGTGACTCTCCCGAGTTGGTCGCCGCCAATCTCGCGACACTCGCGCGCGCCGACCAGATAGTTCAGCTGAAGAACGCAACATTGTGGGTTCCTGGTGCGGGCCATTTTCTCGCACGGACCGTCTCAGATGCTAATGCACTAATGGAGATTCGACGCCAGGTTCAGAATTTTCGTATCACTTGCTGGTGTCCAGACCCGGCAACCCGCGACGCTGCCGCCAGCGCAATCGACTCTGCGATGGCGGCCTTGTCCTTCATCGCGCTGCCCGATGCTACACAAGGCCGCCTCGTTTTTGCAGGCAGCGCTGTCTTTGATCAATCCCAGGACGCGGCACTGTACCGTCGCGACCTGGTGTACAGCGTCGAATATGCAACCACCCAAACAGCCATTCAGGTTGCAATGCTGTTCGGCGTCGGTGCCCTGAATACTGCCACCTTCATAGGCTAGGAGTTTCAATGGATCTGCATCTGATCGTGGTGAGGCCTTTTGGAGGCCTTGCCCGGGGTGATACCGTGACCGACCCCAAGCGAATTTCGGATATCCTGAATAGCGAACACGCCTCGCACGTCGTGCGGGTCGGCACGCCGGAGGCGACCGCCGCTGCGGCGCGAATCGGCAACACGGAGGGCTGACTATGCCGATTGTCCAGCAGGGCACGATCAACACAACTGCGCTGGTTGTTCCAGATCTCTACGTTCAGATTGTCCCGCCACAGAATCTCGTTCTGAATGGAGTTCCCACAAATGTTATTGGCATCGTGGGTACGGCCTCGTGGGGACCAGTCGGGCAGCCTGTTATCATCGCCACTATGGCAGATTATGCTCGCAACTTCGGCCCCATCGTTGCACGCAAGTACGATATGGGAACCCACGTCGCTACCGCTGTGCAGCAGGGGGCCCAAAACTTCCGCTGTGTGCGCGTAACGGACGGCACCGACACGGCGGCACAGACCCTGATCCAGGGAACCTCAAGCAGTAATTTCGCGATGGCCCTGACCGCCGCCTATACCGGGGCGCTCGGGAACCAACTCATCGCCAGTATCGCTTTGGGATCAAAGGCGGGTACCTGGAAACTCACCATTGCTTTACCCGGGCTGGCGCCGGAGGTCTTCGACAACGTCGGAGGAACTGGCACCCAATTCTGGCAGAACATGGTCGCAGCCGTAAATAACGGTACATCCATCCAGCGGGGGCCTTCCCAATTCTGTACCGCACAGATGGGCCTTAACTCACAGACTTCATCGGCTCCCTACGCCTTTAACTATCCGTTCTACAACGGGGCGGATGGCGCTGCCGGCATCAACGCCGCGACCCTCGTCGGGTCGGACACGCTGCCGCGTACCGGGCTTTACGCGTTGCGTGGCCAACGCTGCAGTATCGGGATGCTTGCCGACGCCGACGATCCGACGCAATGGACGGTTCAGGCAGGTTTCGGTCTGTCGGAGGGCGTCTATATGGTTCTTACCGGTCCAGCAGGCGACACGATACAGAACGCGGTGACTGTAAAGCAGTCCGCGGGTCTCGACAGCTATGCCGCCAAACTGATGTTTGGTGACTGGCTCTGGTGGTCGGACCAGGTGAACGGGACGGTGCGGCTGGTTTCTCCACAAGGCTTTGTGGCAGGCCGTCTTGCAAATCTCTCACCCGAGCAGTCAAGCCTGAACAAGCAGTTGTACGGTGTCGTTGGTAGCCAGCGATCTGGATCACCGGGATCGGGTCAGAGCACCAGCTACTCGGCCGCCGAGCTCGCGACCCTCTTGGGCGCTGGTATCGACGTGATTGCGAATCCACAACCTGCAGGCGCGTTCTGGGGTGTTAGGGGCGGCCATAACTCGAGCAGCAACGCGGCAACCAACGGCGACAACTATACGCGCCTCACGAACTATATCGCCGCAACGCTTTCGGCTGGAATGGGGCTGTATGTGGGTCAGGTAATTAACGCTGGGCTGTTCCAGCGAATCCGCGCCACCCAGCTGTCCTTCCTTCAGAACATGCTTTCGCAAGGGTTGATTGGCAGCACGGATGGCACGCTGCCATTTAGTGTCGTCTGCGACGCCTCAAACAACCCGAACAGCCGAACCAGCCTGGGCTACGTGCAGTCTGATGCTCAGGTCCAGTATCAGGCCATCAACGAAAAGTTCATCGTCAACATTGAAGGCGGGCAGACCGTGCAGGTTAGCCGCCAGACGCTCCCCAGCGGACAGCAGGCGTGAAAGAGACCTGAAGCATGGCAATCAATACCTTCTCAATCGGCCGCGACTGTCAGCTCGTCGTAATGGGGCCGGCTGGCCGGGTCGACCTAACTCACGTTACGGCCTTTGAGAGTCGCCAAGTCACGCATTCCCTTCGTGTCGACCGGCTTGATGGTACGCAGATGGCTGCCGAGCTGCCCAAAGGATGGGAGGGCAGCTTCGAAGTCGAACGGGGCAACTCGGCCGTTGATGATCTCATTGCCTCTTCGGAGAACCAGTTTTACAGCGGCTCGCCCGTGCCGATGGGTACTCTCTACCAGTATATAACCGAGACAGATGGCTCGACCAGCACCTATCAATATGACAGCGTGGTATTCAAACTAAGCAATGCCGGGCAGTGGAAGGGAGATGCGAGCGTTAAGCAAAAGCTTGAGTTCTTTGCCTCTCGCCGTAAACGGATCTGATGACTCCCTCCGCCGCGATAGTTTCGGCCGCATCTGGCATGCAGAGCGTAACTGATGCCGAAGGTCGCATTCTTGTCCTTCGACGGCTCAATGCGCTTGATAAGTTGCGGCTTTTTAAAGCCGCCGGGCCAGTCCTCGCTCAGAACCAACCCTGGCTCGGGATGGCAATGCTTGCGTGCTCGGTCGCTATGATCGACGAAGTGCCGATCCCTCCCCCCACGAACGAGCAGCACATTGAGGCACTCGTGTCGCGTTTGGGTGACTCGGGCATTGCTGCGGCCGCGGCCGCTTTGGCAACTGACACGGCACCGTCTCGCGCCGAACTGGTGGCCGCCGCGGGAAACTGAGCCGGCACCCCGACCTGGTCGACTGTCTATTCCTGGTCAGGAACGGGGTGCCATTCGACGTCGCTTTCAGCCTGCCGGCAGACGAGCGCCTGGCCTGGGTGGTCGTTTTTGGCACCCTGGATGGCGGGGAATACGACTGGCAAGCCCTGCGCTGGAAAGAGAGGCCATGATTTCGGTCCGTGGTTTACACGCTCTGGCCGACGCACTTGCGCAGCTTGATTTGGCCGCCGCCCAGCGCGAAGCCCTCGAACGTGCTGCCACACGTGTCGAAGCTGCCGTCAAGGGCTCTCTATCTCACGTCCCCGGCGATGACCACAGCACCCCCTGGATCCGCACCGGTGGGCTCCGTGACAGCATAAGCCACATCGTGGATGAATCTGGCGGGTTGATCGGATCCAATGATCCTGTAGCAGTTTACCAGGAATTGGGTACGCGCACGATTCCACCCCGTTCCTTTCTGGCTTCCTCAGCCGCCGGGGAGTCGGATGAAGTGGCAGATTCGATCGGCGCCGCCGTCGTAGACTCGCTTCGCGGAGCCATCCGATGATCGATGCCTATACCATCGGCATCACGCTTGCCCTGAATAACGGGGTTTCGGACGGGATAGCTGCGATTCGACGGGACCTTGCCGCCCTGGACCGCGCGGTGGGGCTATCGGAGGCCGGTCTCGTCCGGCTCCGTCAGACTGCAGATAATTCGGTGGCCGGCGCCGCCGCGGATGTGGCGCGGCTCATAGACATCACTCGGCGAGCTGCCTTGGCACTGCGTCTCCCACACGCGGAGCCTTCGCCCGTTCTGCCGCTCCCTGCGGAGTCTGCGCCGCAAATATCCAGGTTAATCGATCCTGGGCCGCCCACGTCTACGCAGACGAGTCCGCCAGTCCCCGAGCAACTGCCGCGTAACACGGTACAGCCGAGCGCCTCTTCTCCTATTCCGACGCCGCTAGAGCCAACTAGTCCGGCTCTCTCAAAACCGCCTGTCGTGGCGCCCGCTGCGCCCCCTGTTCCGCAACTGCCGGTCCCGATACCAGGTCCCGTTGTTCCGCCAAGCGCCGCCGCATCTCCGGCTCGGGAACGGATCGATCATCCGGTGGCGCCGACGCGCCCGATCATTGTTGCTCCACCAGAGAAATCGTTATCGGCCCCTCCGGAAACAGACTCTGGCTCCGTCTTGCCTGCGGCGCCCGTAGCGCCGGAACTGCCGCGAAGCGAGCAGAGTTCAGCATCGATAGCACGCCACAATTCGCAAGAACAACCCAAGCCTGAAAGGATCGACTACGCTTCTCTGGTTCGAGCAATTGCTCCCGCGCCGATGGTATCGCCAGGATCAAACGCTCCGCTCGCTCCGACTCAAGAGCCAGTTGCAGGTCCGAAGGCGCCCATGACGCCGGGAGTTATGACCGGCCTTTCGGAGGCGCGACAGCTGCGAACGCCAGCTGCCCCGTCCGATCCTCCCTGGTCGCGTGCGACGCTCCCCGAGCCGGTCCGAGCGGAACCGGAATGGCGAAAGCTGTCGCCTGATTCGAGCCATGCGCCGTCCCAGGTCGGTGCGGTTGCGCAGAGCAGCCCTGCGCCTGTGGAAAATTCTGCTCCCCGGCCTGCGACCGCAGCGGTCATGCCCTCCTCAGCACCTCGGAAGCCTCGTCCGAGCTTGCGGCCAACATCTGCGAATATCTTTCTTGAGGGAGCACCTCTAGGCCGATGGATCGATCAGTACCTGAGCCGGGCCGCAACTCGTCCGCCCTCCGGGATAACGGGATTCGACCCGCGACTAACGCCGGTTTGGCCCGGCCCTCCAATCGGGAACTGACGTTGCACGGCACCCTTTCTGTTCCTTTCGCTTTGCAGATGGAAGACGAGGAACAGCCCAATCTCTCGTCCTTCAAGGATCCAATCCGCTTTTCTGCAAAGATCGTTTGGCTGAATGCCGACCTCGCTCTAGGATGGCGGCGGGATAGGGAGAGCGCCGGCTCGACGAGCCCCTCGTCACGTTCTCCCGGAGAGTTTCAAACCGCCGATTCGCTGCTGGATGACAGCACTTGCCTTTGAGATCAGCTTTCACTTTTCAGTATTGCACAAGCTGAGCAGAATGTCTGACATAGCCCTGCTACTCGGCCCGGTTGCCTTTCAGGATTTTGAGCTGCCTGCAAACATTACTTTTGGAGGCGAGCAGCGCTTAACCGTCCATCGTCTCGCGGGTGGCGGGCGGGTGATCGACACCCTTGGTCGGGACGATGCGGAGATCACCTTTTCAGGTATCTTCTCGGGCCCGGATGCGACGCTTCGCGCGCGTACACTTGATGGCTTGCGGGCTGGGGGTACTCCGTTGCCCCTTACCTGGGACGTTTTTTTCTACACAGTCGTGATACGCTGTTTTGAGGCGGATTACCGAACGGGATGGTGGATACCTTATCATTTGGCTTGCACGGTGCTGCGTGATGAAGCGGGTGCATTAATCGAGGCGGCGGCCTCAGCAGCTACATCGGTGGTCGCCGATATTGGCTTAGCCGCTGGCATGGCTTTGGGTGCAGGAGTTGACTTGTCCGGCGCTCAGGCCTCGATCACGGCGCCAAATGCCCTTACTCGCGGCACGAGCGCCTATGGTGCTGCGCAGGCGAGCCTTATCGTGGGCCGCTCCACCCTGGACAGTAGCATAGGGAACGTGGGAGCGAGCTTGACGAGTGCTGCCCAGAGCGTGGGCGGGGCGCAGACGGCGCTAGATGCAATAGCGGGAATTAACAACGCCAGTACCAGTGCTGGCCAACTTGGAGCCCTCACGTCTGCCCGCGCTTATGTTGGTCGTGCCGCGGCAAATTTGGCCAATGCAAGCAGCTAAGGACCCCCTATTATGAAGATCATAACGATTGCGGGCGGAAACCTGTTTCGGATTGCAGCCGAGCAACTGGGTGACGCAACCCAGTGGATTCGGATTGCCCAGCTTAATGGGCTGTCCGATCCAATGCTTTCCGGCGTAGTCACGCTGCTTATTCCCGATCTCGATCCGACCAAAGGGGGTGGGATTGCAGATCAGTAGCAGTCTGCTAGGGCTCGTTTCTCCTTCCAGTGTCCGTGCTCCACGAGTGCGCGTCATCGCGAATGGCGTCCCAGTCGTTGGAGTGACCGACGCCGATATTGCCTCAACCAATCACTATGCAGCCGACCGCTTCTCCGTTGATGTTGCACTCGGAGCCGACCCGCAGCTCGGGCCGGCATTCTGGGCGTCCGAGTCTGATATCTCGGTCGAGGTGCAGATGAGCCTCGATGGAGGTGCGTCTTTCACAAGCCTTATTGAGGGTGCCGTTGACACAGTCGACCTGGATCCCATCATAGGAACCGCTCGTGTAGCCGGCCGAGATCGGACCGCCGCGCTTATTGAGACACGCACTCAGGAGACGTTTGCAAACCGAACCTCGAGTGAAATTGCCCAAATCCTCGCGGCGCGGCACGGTCTTGGTGCACAAGTTAAACAGACCAGCACACCAGTGGGCCGCTACTATCAGGACGAGCATGACCGTATTACGCTCGACCAGTTTAGTCGTGCAACGACGGAATGGGATCTGCTGGTCTTCCTTGCTCGCCAGGAAAGTTTCGATGTGTTCGTACGGGGATCGACCCTGTTCTTCCAGCCTCCATCGGAGCCCAACGGTGCAATAGTCGTATTAAGGCCGGTTGACTGTCTCGATCTTCGGCTCGAACGCGCCCTGACGCTCGCCCGTGACCTGGAGGTGACGGTCAAAAGCTGGAACAGTCGCCAGCAGAACGCATTCACTCAGACGGCGCGCTCCCGCGCACAGAAATCCCTAGGTGGCGCACCGCAGCGATATGTGTACGTGCGCCCAAATCTGACGTCGGACCAGGCTCTAAAGCTCGCCCAACAAATCCTGACGGAACTTACCCGGCACGAACGGGTAGTAGCACTTACAATGCCTGGGGAGCTAGTGATTACTCCTCGCAGCCTTGTCGGTTTGCAGGGAACAGGGACCGAATTCGATCAAATCTACTACGTGGATCATATAGAGCGAAGCATCCGGGCTGAAGGAGGTTTTGTGCAGCACATTCGTGCAAAGAACATGAGTCCCCAGAGCCAGGCTACGCCTCCGGCCGATATCGTTGCAAGTGTCACCGGATAGCTGGAGGGCCTAATGGAGAGGCTCTTCAACGCTCTCAAGGCAAAATCGGGCGCGCTCGACCAATCTCAAGGGCAGCCCCGGTTTGGCATCGTTGCTTCCGTAGATCCAGCAGCTGCCACTGCGCGCGTTCTACTCCAGCCCGAGGGCGTGCTCACAGGCTGGCTTCCGGTGCTTTCACCCTGGGTTGGCGCCGGCTGGGGTATCATGTGCCCTCCCATCCCGGGAAGCCAGGTTCTCGTGCTGGCTCAGGAGGGCGATGCCGAGCATGGCGTAATCGTAGGCTGTGCGTTCAGTGATGCACAGCGCCCACCCGCCGCACCCGCCGGCGAGCTCTGGCTTGTTCACCAGAGCGGCAGCTTTCTGAAGTTGCAGAATGACGGGACCGTTCAGGTGAACGGCGACCTACACGTGAACGGGGATGTCTACGATAAGCAAGGATCACTGGACCGCCTTCGGCAGCATTACAACGTCCACACCCATGGCGGCCCGCCTCCAAGCCCGCAAGACTGAACATGGCCGATATCTTCCATCAATGGGGCTCCGATCTCTTGGTCGGGCCAACGGGTGACCTTGGATCAGTATCTGGTCAGTTGCTCGGGCACCAACGAGTCCTCCGACGGCTTCTGACCAATCCCGGTGATTACATCTGGCATCCTGAATACGGCGCAGGGCTTGCCCGTTTCATCGGTCAGCCCGCTAATCCCTTGCAGATCAAGGCAGTGATTCGGAGTCAGATATTCAAGGAAGCAGCAGTTGCACGCTCCCCTGAACCAGTCATAGACGTGCAAGCGTCTCCGAGCGATGCAACCTGCTCTGTCTACGTGCACATCCGATACGTCGATGCGGCGAGTCAAGAGACTCAAACACTGTCCTTTTCGGTGAGCACCTGATATGCAGCTTTCTCTTCAAAATTTTTCGACGCTGGTCCAGAACATGGCAGCGGCGGTACAGTCTAGCGCCGCTCAGCTGATCGATCTGACAATCGGCTCTACTCTGAGAGCGGTGCTCGAGGCCAATGCCTCTCTGGCACTCTGGCTTCAGTGGCTTATTCTCCAAGTTCTTCAGACCACGCGGGCGGCAACAAGCGTTGGTGCCGACCTGGACAGCTGGATGGCCGATTTCTCACTCGTGCGTTTGCCGTCCTCACCAGCCGGGGGAACGGTTACCTTCTCGCGGTTTACGGCGCTCAGTTCTGCGCTCGTCCCAGTCGGGGCACTCGTGCGAACGGCTGATGGCACCCAGACTTTCACGGTTACGGCCAATCCCGCCAGCACGTCATTCTCTTCTGAACAGAACGGCTATATCATTCCCCCTGGAGTAGCTTCCTTGCAGGCCCCCGTGGTAGCCGTTACGCCAGGAACGAGCGGAAACGTCCAGGCTGGGGCGATTGCATTATTGGCAACGGCCATCCCTGGTGTGGATGGGGTGACCAACGAAACCGCATTCCAGAATGGTATCGACGGGGAAACAGACGACGCCTTTCGGGTCCGGTTTCGCAATTTCATAGCAAGCCGGTCGCGCGCTACCCCGCTCGCCGTCGGATATGCGATCAGCAACATACAGCAGGGACTCAATTATACCATTCAGGAAAACGTAGATACTGCGGGGAATCCTCGGTTAGGAAACTTCGTGGTTACGGTGGATGATGGGTCCGGAAACCCATCAACGTCTCTGCTTTCAACTGTCTCGGCCGCGGTTGACGCGGTACGGCCGATCGGTTCGACCTTCTCCATCCAACCCCCCACAACTATTACTGCCTCCATATCGCTGTCCATCTCTGTTGCACCAGATGCAGACAAACCGTCAATTGTCGGCCTGGTAAGCGCCGCTTTGACCAGCTTCATTGACGCTCTCGCGATCGGTGCTGTATTGCCCATCACACGACTCGCTCAAGTTGCGTACTCCGCTCACCCATCAGTAATTAACGTAACCGATCTATTGGTGAATGGGGCAAGCACTGATATCGTTGCCTCTCAATCGGCCGTGATCAAGGCTGGAACGGTCGCGATTGATTGAAATGATCGGCGATCAGGACGACATGCTGGCTCGGCTGAAGGCAGTACTGCCTTCGCGTTGGTTCCCTGACAGGTCACCCGTGCTGGATGGCTTAATTACGGGTCTGGCTTGGGCTGGGCAGTGGCTCTACGGGCAGGTTGTCTTTACTCGCGCGCAGACGCGCATAGCGACCGCAACGGGAGTATGGCTAGACATTATAGCTTGGGACTTTTTCGGACGGCGGCTGGTTCGCCGGAGTGCCCAGTCGGATGATGCACTTCGGCGCAGAATCGGCTTGGAATTATTAAGAGAGCGGGATACGCGAGCAGCGATTATCTCCGTACTTGAGGATTTGACCGGTCGCATCCCTGCGGTGTTTGAGCCTGCGCGGACGAGTGATACCGGCGGCTATGGCAGTATCCAGGGGGCTGGCGGCGGCCTGGGCTACGGGGTTGCGGGAGGCTGGGGCAGCCTAGCGTTGCCATTCCAGTGCTTTGTCGTGGCGTACCGACCTCAGAGCGGCGGGATCGCAAACGTTGCCGGATGGGGTACGAACGCCGGTGGTTACGGATTTGGCTCCGCCGAATACGCAACTCCATCGATGATCCAGGGACAAGTAACAGATAGTGACATCTACGTAGCCGTCAGAGACGTTCTTCCGGTGACGGGAATCGCTTGGATGCAAATCAGCAACTGACGTTCGAAAAGAAGCCAATGGACAGAAATCTCGTATATCCCGGCAGTATCCCCTTGGACTCTGACCTTCTGTCAACCAACCGTAACATCATGGTCGCGATCGGGTATCTTGCGCAGGCCGTACTCGGTTCTCAGACGTTGGTAGATGGCCTGGCATGCAATCCTACCACTCCGGCCTCTCTCGCCGTGACCATAGGGCCGGGTAGCATTACCCAGCTAAACGTCGTCGATGCACTCGCTTTCGGATCTCTGCCGGCGGACTCCGAACCTCTCGTGAAAATGGGGATAAATCTTGCACCGACCTCATTCACTGTGGTGTCTCCGAGCACGTCAGGAACATCGGTCAATTACCTGATCCAGGCAGCGCTGCAGGAGAGCGATACAAACCCCGTCGTCCTGCCCTACTACAATGCCGCAAATCCGGCCCAGCCCTATACCGGACCGGGCAACACCGGGGTCGCGCAGAACACGGCCCGCATTCAGCGTGTTCAGTTGCAGATGAAGGCCGGAGCGGCCGCACCGACTGGCACCCAAGTCACCCCGCCTGTAGACAACGGTTGGTCGGGGTTGTACGTGATTACAATAACGTACGGCCAGACGGCAATCACCGCTACCAATATTGTTACTCTGCCAACGGCCCCATTCTCCCCTTTTAAGCTTCCTAACTTGCGGCCTGGATTTGCCTCCGGGGTTCTGCCGATCACCAGCAGCGGCACGTTCGTCGTGCCCTCAGGTGTGACCACGGTCGAAGTAGAATTGTGGGGAGGTGGCGCCGGCTCCTTTGCCTCGTCAGCGCCCATCCCAAGTGGCGGTGGTTCCGGAGGGGGATACGCGCGCAAGCGAGTTTCGGGCCTAGTGCCCGGCCAGCCTATTCCGGTCGTTGTCGGTTCAGGCGGGGCCGCTGGAAGCACAGCCGGCGCACCGGCCGGCGCCGGCGGGACATCCAGCTTCGGCACATATGTCAGTGCTACCGGTGGCAGCCTCAACGCGTACGCGACGGTTGGTAGTCCACAAAATGGCGCCACGCCGGGGGGTTTTGGGGTCGGTGGGGACGTCAACATCGCGGGTTCGGCGGGTCAGGCGGGGATATCCAACATCGGCGGCCTCGGGGGAGGTGCTCCAATGGGAGCAACGCAGAACAGTGGAACAGTTGGTGTTGCTGGAATCTTCCCTGGAGGAGGTGCGTCCGGAGCGGGCACAGGCCCATCAGGCAACGCGCAGTATACCGGCGCATCAGGCGCGAACGGCCTTGTAGTAGTCAGGTGGTAGTATGAATCGATACGCGCGCGTACAGGATGGGATCGTTGCCGAGGTCTTTGAAACTGAGCACGATATCTCGACTCTTTTTCATCCCGCGCTGCTGTGGGTACCGGTCGGCAATGGCCAGTCTGTAGGGGAGGGATGGGCATACGAGAATGGTGCCTTTTCCCAGCGGACCATAGCCGCACCAATACCCGGGCCGACGCTCGCCGAACTGCAGGCACAGCTGCAGATTCTGACGGCTCGCATTTCCGCACTTGGCCAGCACTCCTGAAAGCTCTGAAACCTGATGGCGACTCCCGCATCGCATGTATGGCGTCCAAGCAACGCGAGAGTGCTGCGTCTGGATAGCTTTATCCCAGTTCCACGCGGCACCACAGCTACCACGCCCGCTCCGCTTTCCTGGCCAATCAAGGATCCCGCGGACGTGTTAGACTATCAGTTCGATATCTCTCCGGCTCTCGTAGGAAACGATGACGATTCAATAGCCACTCTCGACGTGGCTATCACCCCGAACGCACCCGGGGATCTCGCGCTGAACAGTGCGTCTGCCGACGGTCCAGCGGCAGTCTTTTGGTTCTCTGCTGGTCAGGCTGGTACCGTCTATACAGTTACGATCAGTATTACCACGTTGAATGGCCGTGCTGTCCAACGAAGCTTACTGCTTCCAGTTCTATCACTATCATCCTCGGAACCTCCAGCTGCCTCGCTTGTGACCGACCAAGGACTGATGCTGACGGATCAGAACGGTAATCCCGTCCTTACGTCGTAACGAGCCTGCCATCAGCCTCACTATCGTAGCGGGCGCGTTCTTGTTGGACGCGCGTTGCTCGCGTGCCGATCCGTTTCTGGAGCACCCCTAAGTATGCCTACAATCGATCAGTTGGCCGCGGCCACGGCGGCGTCCGATACTGACGAGCTCGTGGTAAGCCAGAATGGCATTGCGCGTAAGATTACCCGTGCTCAGGTGATCTCAGGGCTCCAGCCTCAGATCGCGGTTGCGTCTGGGTCTGTGCTTGGGCGTTCTAGTTCCGGCACCGGAACGCCTGAATCGCTGGCCCTCGGGGCCAACCTGACTATTACCAACGGGACTCTGTCGGCAACAGCGGCGCCGTACGTGGTGTCTCAGCTGCCGGCCGGCTCGACGCCCGCCGTAGCGGATCTCGTGCCTGTCGGACAATCCGGGGCGAATACGGCAATTACTTACGCACAGTTTATGGGTGGGCTTTCCGGGGTCCCAAACCTCGATGCTTCCCAAATGAATGTCACCCCCACAGGGAATAGCACCGCCGTCAAGCTATCTAGTTTAGCAGCAAACGCGCTGCTTGTCAGTGGCGGCCAGATGCAAGGCACTCTCACGCTTGCTTCGGATCCCGTCCAAGCATTGCAGGCCGCCACCAAGCAGTACGTTGATGCGCAGTCCACCAGCGCCCTAACAAAATCAGGCGGAACTCTCACCGGACCGCTGACCCTCGCTGGTGATCCGAGTCAGCCGCTTCAGCCTGCGACCAAGCAATACGTGGATGCTCAGACCGGCGGACTCCTTCCGAAGAGCGGCGGCACCCTAAGCGGGTCCCTTGTACTGTCGGGTGACCCTACACAGCCGCTGAATCCTGCCACAAAGCAATATGTGGACGGACAAACGGCCCAGCTCGTTCCCAAAAGCGGCGGCTCACTGACAGGCGCCCTAACTCTCGCAGCTGATCCTGTCCAGCCGCTGCAGCCGGCAACAAAGCGGTATGTCGACGCCCAAGCGGCAGCTTCATTGCCCCTGGCAGGAGGGACGCTCAACGGACCTATGACGCTTCCAGCCGATCCCGTCCAGCCGCTTCAGGCCGCCACAAAGCAGTATGTGGATACCCGCCTGCTTCGGGCCGGTGACACAATGGCGGGCCCCCTGACCCTGGCGTTGGATCCATCCCAACCGCTGCAGGCGGCGACAAAGAATTATGTGGATAAGGCGGTTAGCGCGAACGGAGTCCTCAACGTCAAGAGCGCGCCTTATGGGGCGAAGCTGGACGGCACCACTGATGATACTGCCGCGTTCCAGGCCGCGTACCAGGCTGCGCCTGCAAACTCGGCCATTTATGTTCCTGCTGGTGTGGCTAAGATCCAGAGTCCCTCGTCCTGGGGCATCCCAATTAGCAAAAAGGTAAAATGGATCGTCGATGGGACGACTGCTCCTGATGGAACACCACTTGCGAGCGCCATTCCGACCGGTGGTGCTCCAGGAAACACTTTCCTGCCGGGAATCGTTACAGGCAACAGTCCATCGGCAGCCGAGTTTTCCCAGGCCGGATCGCAACCAACTGATTTTGCCGTCCTGCATAGCAGCTACATTGTAGGCCACACTGGCGGGCCTACTGGAGGGGTGGTCGCTACCAACCAGCGCTCTGATACCATCATTTACAACAGCCCTAACAACTACATCTGGGGCGGCCTCGATCGCTTGCAATGGAACGGCACACAAACTCCTGACCCCAACAACCCAGCCCAGCACGTCGCTCGTTACATTCAAGCCATCCGAGCTACTGCGGGAACGGATGGAAGCGGCAACGTCCTTCCACAACCGCAGGTCTGGGCTACCTGCGTCCAATACGTCGATCAGACCGGACTCCCGACAAGTAAGACGAACGCTGCCCAGGGCATGGAGCTGGATTTCCACGCTAATGGGCTGGATGACATGAATGGGGGTGATGGCGGCCGCTATCTTGCGTCATTCGCCCTCCTCCAGGCCAACACCTCTGGACCTGCCGTTGAAGCCGCGAATGGCCTTCTTGTCACTCTGATCTCAGGGCATCAGGGCTGGTTCAAGCGGGCGATCCGGGTTGCAGCACCGTTCAAAGAAGCTGCCCTATGCACCCGGTGGAGTCAGCAATTATCGGGACACGCGATCTGGCTTGCATCAGGGCACCACGTCGCCTTTAGCAGCGACGGTACCTGTTATCTGACGTACGACCAACCCACAAACACGCTTCGGGCCGTGCGGGGAAGCCAGTCTAACCCAATCGGGCTCGGTATCGCGCTTGGCTGGCAGACTGTTGTGACTACAACTTCAACCCTGGACCCGAGCACTACCGGCAATATCGTCTTTTGCGTCGCGACCTCCGCCATAACGATCTACCTGCCCCCCGTCGCGCAGGTATGCGCCGGTACCGGATGGATGTTCACCAACCTTGGATCCGCTGATGTAACAATCCAGCCTGCGTCTGGTCAAAAGATAGACAACAGCACAATCATTCTGCACCCGAACGATCGATATTGTATTGTATCAGACCAATGGCAGGGCTGGAAGGAAGTTTTTCGAAGTAATTGGGTAAACCCACGCTTCGGCGGACCCATTGCCCTCGCCAGCTATGCCGTCCCCAACCTTCCGACCGGGCAGCCCGCTGGCGCAAAGGCCTTTGCCTCCAATGGCCGTAAGCCTGGTGAATCCGCAGGAAGCGGTACTGGCGTGGAAGTATTCTTTGATGGCGCACGCTGGATCTCAGTCTGCGGCGGCACACAGGTGCAGGCGTAATCACTGCGCTCGCTCCGTTCTCTAGTTCTCGCGGGTTCAAGACATGCCGACGATCAAGCAGCTCCCAACAACGGCGGAGGTCAACTCGGAGGACCAAGTTCCGATAAGCCAAGCCGGTGAAACCAAGTCAGCAACAGTTAGCGCACTGCTGACCGGCACCCAGCCGGCGATCATCACGGAAAGCGGAAGCCTACTTGGCAGAACCAGCATCGGCGCGGGCGGACCGGAGTCGGTACCACTTGGGCTTGGGCTTGCTCTCTCTAATGCCGGCCTGTCTGCGACTGGCGCTGACCATGCCTCGTTCTCTTCTCAGAGTGCATTCCAACCCACGGATGACGTTATTCTGAATAGCGGCGGCATGCCGCGGCGGATGCCGGTGACATCGCTGCGAAGCTTGTTTTCCGCGGGTGCTAATATCAACATTGATTCAAGTGGTGTGATTTCAGCAGACTCGAGCGGGCTAGATGCCGCGCCAGAGCTCGCGGGGTCTCCTGGCCCAACAGGGCCCTCCGGTCCAGAGGGACCTACGGGCCCCCAGGGCGCTATCGGGGCACAGGGTCCCGCTGGCCCTCAGGGCGCGACCGGCCCTCAGGGCGTCATCGGCCCGCAGGGTCCTGCTGGTGCAACCGGGGCTACGGGCCCTCAGGGCGTCATCGGCCCGCAGGGTCCTACTGGTGCAACCGGCGCTACGGGCCCGCAGGGCGCTATCGGGGCACAGGGCCCCGCTGGCCCGCAGGGCGCGACCGGCCCTCAGGGCGTCATCGGCCCGCAGGGTCCTACTGGT